GGGGAGCAATTTCAATAAAGGAACCTAATATAACTAAGCCTGCAACAGATAAGATTGTAAGTGGCCAATGAAGCACCGAATAGGTATTTGTAACCCAGGAGAGTAAACTCATATCAATGTCATCAATAGTATTTGAATTAGCTCTGCTTCTAGCCTTTGGTGATGAAGCTTCGCTTTTTGTCCTTGGCGATGAAACAGGGCTAGCCATTCTGTTAGAACACCAAAGTTTTAATCAGAAAGAAAAGACATATGTGGAACTTAGATGGAGTACGCCTCTATAGAGGATGCATTTCCACAGTTAGAAAAGAAAGATAAACGTCGCCATAAGAAAAAGGAAGGCTTTCAAGCATACGAACTACCTCCAACCGATCCAGATCGTCCGGCTGTAGAAAGAATGCCAGAAGTTCCGCCAATTAATGCAGACTCTAATGACGAATATGCAGATGAAAGAAGTAAGCAATTAAAGAAATTTACCCTTAATAATTCACTGCCTCCACCAACAACAATTGCCGCTTCTGCAAAACCTAGTTTCTTTGGTGCAGAACCATTTACTAATCCAAGTGAGGATACGATTGCATTATATAATGGAAATGTGGCAAAGCAAAGCGGATATATGCTAGATGCAGATTTTACCAAGTCATTTGAAGAAAGTGGATTTGGAAAATCTGCAGGGAAAATGGTGCCTACACCTGAACTCCGGCAACGCTGGAAGCCTCTATCAACAGATCGTATAGAAACTGCTTTTACTAATGAAACAGGAACAAAAGAAGCACTTTTAAATATCGATATTCAGACATTGCGTTCAAAAATCGATACACTTATGGCGCGCCTAGATGATCTTGAAAATAAGACAGATAGTGTTAATCCACAGCTCGAGATGTTATCGTTTATTATGACTGGGCTTTTCTTAATGTTCGCTCTTGATTTAACGGTCAAGAAATTAGCTAAATAGCTTTTTAATCTCAATGAAATAGGGCGAATATGCGCAAATTATCAATATATTATTGATAATTGCACAATAAATGCAGAACATATTCTTCATATCTCCTCAGAAGCCAGATGCATATCCTATAATTGATAAACATTATACATGGTATCCGATTCATAATAAGCTAACCTTTGAAGAATTCTCAGAACTCTGGCACAAGAAACAACCCTATGCCATTTATTCCTACGGCGACTTAAAACAGTGGAACTATCTTTCTCAGATTTTCAACGTTCGCAAGCGCTGGATTCATTTACGCACATTACCAACGGAATTAGATGTTATATCAAATGCGTTCTCAACTATAACGGGACATCAATATGATTCTCATCACCCTCTCATTTCAGTTATCACGTCAACATTTCACAGTAAGGAAAAGATCTTAAGACCATGGAATAGTCTGCGTTCACAAACATACACTAACTGGGAATGGGTTGTCTGGGATGATTCAAAGGATAATTTAACCTATGGTGACCTACTTGAAATGAAAAAGAAAGATCTGAGAATGCGAGTATATAAGGCACCAGAACCCAATGGATCGATTGGCGAAATGAAGCGCCTAGCTGCAGGAGTTTCCTATGGGTCCTTTATCGTTGAATTAGATCACGATGATGACTTACATCCTGAACTATTTCAATGGTTAATTGATGCATCAAAGAAATATAAGGAGGCTGACTTTTTCTATTGCAATGCTGCAGAATTATTTGAAGAGACCCTAAAATCACACTCTTATGGTGATTTTTTCGCCTACGGATATGGATCAAATATAAATGTATGGTCAGAAAAATATAATCAATGGATAACACAAATCGATAATGGTCCACAAAATGCAATTACTCTTAGACATCTAATAGGACTTCCAAATCATATAAGAGTCTGGAGAACTTCCTTTTATGATAAGATTGGAAAACATAATCCAAGGTTATCTGTATCAGATGATTATGATTTACTAATACGGAGTTATATTCATGGTAAATGGTGTCACATCAGAAAATGTGGATATTATCAATATAGAAATGCAGATGGTAATTTTACGTTTATCCGTAATAGTCTTATACAGCATAATGTCAAATATCTCTACAAACACTATAAATCACAACTTCCGCAGATTCCTGAAGGCCACAAATTTCAACCATTCTGGAAAAGCGATGATGGGGACTATCCAGTAACACATTTAACCTATGATCCAGAACCACATGAGTATTCAATTATAATGCTTGATGCTACGAAGGAGAAGATTGAAGCAATACTAAATTTTGGCGTCTCATTTCACATCTACATTGTAGGCCCCTGTCCTGACATACCAGTTGAATGGCGAAAAAAGGTCAGCTGGTGGTGCCTTGGGACAGAAGACACGTCAGAAAAGATTCGCTATATCAAGCGTGGCATCGCAACAGGTACCACTGTTCTAACAGAAGATGAATTTTGGCAGAAATTTAAGGTTACTTCAGAAAATACAACGCTACCTTTATTGAACATAATTACACCATGTTGTAGGCCAGCAAACTTACTAAAGCTAAAGGAATCAATCGACTTTAAAAAGATTTCCATGTGGTATATAATCTATGACACCTCGCGAAATAGAACATATGAAAAACAGTTTGTAGGTGAACCAAAGATAACTGAATTAGAATGTTCTGATACTGGAAGAGCAGGACATCCAATGAGAAATTTTGTAATAAAGCAAATTAAGGAGGGTCTAATCTATAACTTAGATGATGATAATATAATGCACCCTGGATTCTGGGAATTGCTTCCGAAGATGGATACTGAACATTTCTACAGCTTTGATCAAGTAAATAAGTCACCGTTTGGAACAAATGGTGTTCTAAAAGGTGACACGCTAAGAGTGACAAAAATAGACACAGCGCAATTTGTAGTTCCCAAGGCCCTCGTAGAATCGATTGAATTTCAGAAAGATAATTACAAGGCAGATGGAGAATACATAGTAGAAGTGAATTCTAAGAATCCAGGGCGCCATATATATTTTCCAAAGCTAGCTGCATATTATAATTATATGACTGATATTCTTCCTGGCCTTAGCCTTTAGCTTTTAGCCTTTACTAAATGGATCGAATGAACTCCCATTGTAAATCCTTGCAAATCTTTTCCCAAATCTTATCCTGAGCATAGAGCTTATCGCGATTTTTCAGTAAAGGAAAGCAATGTAAGAAATCGTCGAGCTCCAGAAGTTCGCATAACTTATAAAGAACATAGGAATAAGACAAGAAATTAGAACGCTCTGCTGGACAGTGCTTCTGAAATGATGGCTGGATTTCCTTAAAAAGATAGCGTAACTTCTCCTCAGTCTCTCTACCCATAACTGGTGCAGTGTGACCATTGAGCCTACTCAAAATATGCGGAACATGTTCATAGAAAGAATTATACTTGAGCTTCTTCAGAATCTCACGTATCTTACTACGATTCAAGGATGATGCTTGTAAGCGCTCTTTCTTGATCTGCTCCTGAATATGATCAAAGACTTCCTCAGGTATTTCCGTGCTTTCCTTCGCCTGAAATTGCGCCAGCCATTCATTAAAATGATTAATGCGCTTATAGGCATAATAAGAGACCTCACGAGGAGGATCCTTATAAGATGGCTTATCGGAGTCCATCAAGATTAGCTTGTGAAATCCACAATGCGGACAGGACACGGTGGCATCATTAATGGAAATCTTCATATCTTCGCCACATGCATCGCACATAAATGAAGTATCGTTCAAGGCGTGCATCGATGGCCTGGAATAATGCGGATCTATTCTCTGTAAATATTGATCTAAGAGTGTGTCGCGACGCAAGGTATCGCCTTGTTCTTTATATGTAGATGAATACGAATTAGACGGAGGTTGAAGCTTTGCTCCACTAATATCCTGTCTTGATGCATTTTCCAGAGCTTCAAAGACACTACCTGGTCGTGCTCTATCAGCTACTGATATTACATTATCTGCACCACGGTTAATTCTATCCTGGATATCATAATACTGAAAGAGAAGATCGCCTGTTTGTAAATAATAATCGAAAACAGCACCTTTCTCATCAATGGAATCTAGCTTTTCCTTAGTATCCTTTATTTCCTGCTCAATCTGATACCGTTCTACATCACCCTGCTCTTTCTTATATTCACCACACAATTCATTATATTTGGCCTTTAGCATAGTTCCATGCTCACTAGAGTCCTTAATCTTAGCAAGATAGTGCTGGTGAACAGTATCTAGAGTTGTCCTGGCTTCTGGATTAGACCTCTTTGAAGGGCGTATCTTGAAGAACGGGTCGTTCATATACTAAAGAAATGCTGGTGGCATTCTTTAACCCAGGTCACAGTGCGCTTGGAGAGATAGATATGAGATTACGGGTTTAGCAGGCAACTTTCCTAGAAAATATGGAGGTCATCCTAATCAAAATAAGGAAGTGCAAGTAAAATCAGAAGCTACATCATATCATTACAAGGATTATATGATGCCCACAGGAAATATAGTTAAATACCAGGGCTATGAAAATTTAGCCCTAGATGAACTGGTGCAACTTTACGAGGAGGATGATATTTGTATAGGGAGATCTAACATACCAAGTATCGATTATTACATTGATGAGAACAAACATGTTTACTTCCCAGGCTTCTATATAAAATCAGAAAACAAGATAATTGAAGTAAAGTCTGAGTGGACTATTAAGCTATTAAGAGCAAATATTGAAGAGAAAGCTCAGGCCACTGTGAAGGCTGGATACAGCTATGAAATTTGGGTTTACAATGATAAGAAAGTAAAAGTTGAGAAAAAGGTATACTAGAAAAAATGTCTTCCGGCAGATTTCCATTTTCCGCCGAAAAAATCATTTTGGAAAAATTTTTTTCTCTATGATAGGTATAACAACATGACAGGAGGTGGTCTTATGCAGCTTGTAGCCTATGGTGCTCAGGACGTCTATTTAACCGGTAATCCCCAGATTACCTTCTTCAAGGTGGTCTACCGCCGCCACACCAACTTCGCCATGGAGTCCATTGAGAACCCTTTCAACGGTTCCCCTGGTTTTGGCCGCAAGGTGACTTGCACCATCCAGCGCAATGGTGACTTAATCTACCGCATCTACCTCCAGGCCACTCTACCCAAGGTGTCCCTGCTAAGCACTGACGGCTCTGGTGCCCAGTTCCGCTGGCTCAACTGGGTGGGTCACAACTTAGTGAAGAACGTAGAGCTCGAAATCGGTGGTCAGCGCATCGACAAGCACTACGGTGACTGGCTCCAGATCTGGAATGAGCTCACCCAGGAGGCCGGCAAGCAGGCTGGCTACGCCAAGATGGTGGGTAACGTGCCCCAGCTAGTGAACCTGCTAGTGCAGGGTGGCGAGGACTGCGACAACTGGTGCGCCGGCGGCGAGCCCAACACGTCCAACGAGTTCCTCATGTGCTCCCCCGAGTACACCCTATACATTCCTCTGCAGTTCTGGTTCAACCGCAACCCTGGTCTTGCTCTACCTCTCATTGCTCTCCAGTACCACGAGGTCCGCATCAACCTGGAGTTCAACGACATCCGCAACCTGTGCTTCGACCAGACCCCTCTTCTATCCAACGTGCACACCATCCGCGACCGCGTGGCCGCTGCTGGCCTAGTGGCTGCCTCCCTATACGTGGACTACATCTACCTAGACACGGACGAGCGCCGCAAGTTCGCCCAGGTAAGCCACGAGTACCTGATTGAGACCCTTCAGTTCACTGGCGGTGAGTCTATCACCTCCAGCTCCAACAAGCTGAAGCTCAACTTCAACCACCCTTGCAAGGAGCTCATCTGGGTGGTGCAGCGCGATTCCTTCACCAGCTGCGATGACAACGTGATTGCCCCCTGGAAGGGCCAGCAGCCCTTCAACTACTCCGATTGGTGGGACCGCGCCGTGCTGGAGTCTGGCTACTCCGTGACCCGCGTGGAGGGCCTTGCCGGCAACAACCCCACCGTGACTGCCCTCCTGCAGCTCAACGGCCACGACAGGTTCCAGGTTCGCGAGGGCCGCTATTTCAACGAGGTGCAGCCCTACCAGCACCACACCAACGTGCCTGCCGTTGGTATCAACGTCTACTCCTTCGCTCTGCAGCCCGAGCAGCACCAGCCCAGCGGCACGTGCAACTTATCTCGCATTGATAACACCACTCTGCTACTGACGGTGTCCAACAATGCCGTGGGCACTGCCACCAGTGCCACTGTGCGTGTGTATGCCACCAACTACAATGTGCTCCGTATCATGAGCGGCATGGGTGGCCTTGCCTACTCTAATTAATAACTTTGTCCACCGGAAAAACTACCCCGACAAAGTTATTTTTATTGTAACTTTTAATGCATAATATCCGACAAAATTGATTATAAATACAATGTAGTGAGTGAGGTATAATGTCTCAGTCAGAACATTCATGTAAAGCAGTTTTAGAACAAGGTTCTAATAAAGGCAAGCAGTGTGATAGACAAATTCTTGAATATGGTTATTGTGGAAAACACCAGAAACAAGCAGAAATCGAAAAAGCAATTAAAGATGGAAAGAGAAAATGTTCAAGGCACAGGTGCACAGAAACATTTATACCAATCACAAAAAAAGAAATAGAATATTGTGATACCTGTAAAAACGCAAAAGAAGATCTTCAGGCATCCCTAATATTATGTAAATGGAATAAAAATGAATGTAAAAAACCAGCCAAATCCAGTGGTTTCTGTGGAAAACATGAACCAAGAGGAATACTCTTAGAAGAATCAATTAAATCTGGAATGCGTATTTGTGATGACGGAAAACGTGCGTGTAAAAATCCTACTACAGATAAGAAATTACGTTGCGATGAATGTCTTGAAAAGGATAGAAAGAAAGATAATATAAGATATAATGAGAAACAATATAATCTTAATTTGTGCTTAGGGTGTGGAAAAGAAATTACTGATTTACTAGATGGAATACGGCATAAAGTACAACGTTGTTCAGACTGTTATGCTAAACTAAAAATAGTAGAAGAAAATAGAGGACCAAGGAATAGAAATTATCTAGAAGAAAAAAAAGCAAACCTTGAAAAATACCTTCTTTCTTATATTCAATGTGCTAAGGCTCGCAATATTGCGTTTGAACTTACTAAAGAACAGTTTGAACAGTTAGTGATAACTGCATGTTATTACTGTGGTTCTTATAATGATAAAGAAGTTGTTGGCATTGATAGATTAAACTCTTCAAAAAATTATACTCTTGAAAATTGCGTGCCCTGTTGCAAGACATGTAATTTTATGAAAGGAACACTATCAAAGAATGCATTTATTACCCAGGCTCACAAAATAGCAATTCAACATCGTATTGAAGAAATGTCAGAATCTGAAGAAGAAGATATAATTATGAGCTCTACTATACCACCATCAAAGGTTGCAGAATTATATAGAAATGGAAAATTTGGAATATTTATTGAACAATGTATTAAGGATAAACGTTCACCTCTATTCATTGAAAAGTTAAAAGGTATTCAAGGAAAAAAAATGAGTTATAATGAATTTAAAATATTCTTTAGAACTTGTTGTAAAACAGACTCTAAATTAGTATCAAGCCATTTAACTAATGAAAGAAAACGAATCTCTCAGAAAGAACTATATGGATACTTTAATAATAAAAATAGTGAATATGCTGTTGATATATATGAATCTATACATGGAGTAATGCCAGGATTTAAAGAAGATATGACTGCTATAGCAGAAATATGGGATATATTAACATTTGATGAAAGAACATCTAGTATTTACACAATACTAGTTAAATATAGAAATCAGAGGACAAACGGAACGGTAAAATCTATAGCAAATGCCCCAGCACCTAGCATCTAGGCCCCTAACGTCCTAACGTGAATCCCTCCAGATTAGACCATTTTTACCAATCTCCTCTGGCCATGAATAAGGAACCATCCTAGTTGCAACTATAATCTTTTCCGGTTGTCTTAGCCCTGGATTGATTTCACCAAGTATATCTCCGAGTGTCTTACTATTAATATGGCCTCGTTTATTTAATTCAAGCATAACCTCACTCATAACCCTGTTTCCTACCTCTAACTTCACATTCTTAGTAGAGCGTTGCAAAATACGAAAAAGTTCTAGAAGCCCAATGGATATTTTTGACTCCTCACTCGAATTCATGATATTAAGCATTCTGCGAAACATATATTCAATTTTTAATTGAGTATATGTTTAGATGAATCGGTATGGAAGGATTGACCCAATGACTCACCTTGCCAGAAATTCACCTGATGTTCATGCATTATTACAAGCAACATTAAATACTAAAAATAATGCAATACATGGTATACATGGTATACATAATAAAGTTCCCTCTGAAGCTCCTTCATACGTAGGCCCCCCTGGAAATTTTGTGTCTGTAATCTTAAGAAATGGCCTAGGTAATAGAATCATTCAACTCTTAGCAGCCATAGGATATGCTGAACGATACAAAAAGATCTGTGTATTATCACAAGCCTTGGTAACCAATGGAATTAAACCGCATGAAAAAGGGCTCGAAGGTATGCTTACAAGAATATTTCCTAATTTACCTGTTATAAATTCAATCCAGCAGTATACAGTTTTAAGAGAACAAAAAGAAATGAACTATTCACCACTACCACGGTATGAGTCAAATGTAGTTCTTCAAGGATACTTTCAAGATGAGAAATATTTTCCGTCTAAGCCATATATCCCTGTAATCAGAACTGCATATTACGAGAATACATTCTTTATTCATATTCGTGCTGGAGATTATCTATACCCAGGAAGTTTTGGCCTTAATTTAGTAGAATATCATAAGCACTGCATTGCGAATATAGACTCAAGTTTAGGCGAAGCTGCAAAGTTTATAGTATTCTCCAATGACAATGTATATGCCGATAATTATATGAAACAATTCGGAATTAAGTATACTATTTCTAATAAGGTAAACCCCCTTGAAACTTTAATTGAAATGGCAAATTGTGCAGGCGGTATATGCGCAAATTCAACCTTCAGCTGGCTAGGGGCATTTTTTCAGAGAGAACCCAGAGGCAAAATATTCATGCCTTCCGTTTGGCTGAAAGGACGCGATTGTCGCGGCATTTATCCGACGTGGGCTAGGGTGATTAACATTGAAAATGGGTTACACATTACATCTATACCAGAAGATGTTACACCCATTAAAATAATAGATAATCAACCAATTACTCAAGTTAATACTCCTCCAAAAAATGTAAAAACCACGTATAACCTATCAGATATTACGATTTTAAATTTACCAAGCGGTAGAAGATTAAATTATAATGCATGTATAGTCGATAATCGAATATTTTTTCGCGCAGTAAATCAAATCGAGCGAGATGATATAGTAACATGTATACTAGATAATTTTAATTATGTAAGAAATTCAATGAAAACATTAAGCCTTGTATCTAAGTTTAATAATAAGCATGTAGAAGATCCACGCGTTATTTTACATAATGGTAATTGGTTCGTTTGTTATACAGATGGTTATGATATTGGTATTGCTAAATTAGACGCAAACTGTAATACACTTTATTCACATTATCTTAAAAAACCAAGTGAAATAAGCTTTGAAGGTGGAGATGGCCGTGAAAAGAATTGGTTGCCAATATCAATGGGAGATAAAATACATTTTTGGTATGGAGATAATCCTAGAACATTTTTAATTTATGAAGACACTGGCAAGAATTTGCAATATAATTCATATATTAAGACTGAGCAACGAATTAAATCGAATTTTGGTGGAATTCGAGGTGGATGTCCTCCAATACAATATGATGAAGAAACACAAATATGGTTCTTTCATACATTATTCGAAAAACAATATAGAATTGGTGCATATTTGACAAAGGGAGTTGATGTAATAAGTATAACACCTAAACCTATTTTAACGGGGAATCACATTGTATTTCCCTGCGGGGCAATACAGCGTGATGGATATTTTTATATTTCAATGGGTGTTCAGGATAAATATATAGGTATTCTAAAAGTTTCAAGAGACCTAGAATTCGTTCCTATCTAATTCTTTCTTAAAAAGACCTTATGTTTTCTGTCCTTTTCAGTAAATATAAGTTCATAGCCCTTTTGAAGTAAAAGTGCCTGAGCCTTTTGAGTTGTAGGCCAATCTGTATCATCAAATACCCAATGCCCACCAATCTTAACCTTGTCAAACCACAGGTTTACCTCTTCTACAGTAACCTCTTCTGAGTGGTTTGAATCCTGATGTAAGACACTAATTGACTTGGATGCATAATTACTAGCCACATCTGCTGACTTAGAACGAATTAGTCGTGTCATATTGGATAGATCTGCATCCGATATCACCTTTAGAGTATAATTATAGAAAAAATCATAATCAATATTATTCCACCACTCGGTATTTGCAATATCATTTACTCCCTGCTCACATGCCTCCTTAGACCACGCGTCTACACCCACGGCAGTGCCATTCTTTGCTCTAGCACCCATAGCGATTGCCAATAAACTTCTTCCTGCAAATACACCTAACTCTACACATAGAGGCGCCTCGTGCTCCAAGACTAGGTTATAAAGCTGTATAGCCTTTTCTACTGTGCACCATCCATGAAGGGTTGGCACAGTTGCCTGGATGTATTCCAGATCCATTATAATTATAGTGTATAAAAAAACTTTAGGTGTATTATATAGAGATGGAAATAATTTTAAACTCTCCTGCATTTATTATAAATCTAGAAGACAAGTCCGAAAGATTTATATATTCAAGAGATAATATAAGTAATGCAGGATTTACAGATATACGACGATATAATGCAATTAATGGAAAGAATACAACACAAGTTGAATATGCTCTAAATATCTTAAGTAATCCTACTCTACACAGTAATATGGAAACTCCAGGAAAGTTAGGATGTTTATTGTCACATCTAACTGTATTAAAGCATATTATTCAGCACAATATTACATTTGCTACAATTTTCGAAGATGATGTATTTTTTCATCCTATGTGGCAAAGTATATCACGTGAATATTATAAAAATACACCTAGTGATTATGACATTATTTTTATAGGAAATTCAGTTGATAGCATAAGGCTAGGAATACCATCAAGTGATACAATTTTAACGGATTCATGTTTTAGTACACACTGCTATACAGTAACATTGGAAGGAGCGAGAAAATTACTTTCCTCATGTCTAAATTGGAGATATGATTTATTTAATGAGATGTATGCAGGTCAAAATATTAGGGGGCTTTATCCTATTGATATAATAATAAAATTTACACAGATAATTACTAATTTAAATAAAATAGACCGACCTTTTACATGGTATTGCTGGAATGGAACAGTATATCCATGTGAATTCAATATTATACCATTATCACGATATAATATAGCAAATACTGGCCTAGTGTTCCAAGCTCTTGAAAAATTCGAAACTACTGTAAATCTAGTGGCTTACTAGCGTAAGTTCAGAATCCCAGTAAATATTATAATATAGTAGAGATGCTTTCCATTATTTACATAACGTTTAGAGAGAATTGCATGTTTGAGTGGTTTATAGAGCCATTAAGAAAATCAATTACCGATAATGGTTTCACTGTGCCTATACAAATAATTGTAGTAGATGGATTTTTATACGAATGCTCCGACAAGGTTCAACGTAGAGAGTATTTTGCAAGTAAGGTTGGCGATATTGAACTTGTCCATGTTTCACCCAAACCCACTAGGTGGCAGGGTGAATTTAAAATAACCAATGATAATTATTTTGCAGCTGCAAATACCAGAAATACAGGGGCATGTTATGCTAAATATAACTATATCGCCTATGTGGATGATTTAGGAATTATTTCTCGAACATGGCTACCAGCAGTTATAAATGCCATGAGAAAGAATGAAATACACTGTGGTGCATATACAAAGGTTAAAGATATAGTCTATAATTCTTCCTCATGCTCTTATAATGGAGGAGATGAAAATGGAGGAAGAGACCATAGATTAAATCATTATAAAGATGATATATCTAAGTGCCCTGGAGGGCATGTATATGGATCTTCTTTCTGTCTACCAAAATCCGTATATTTTAGATTAAATGGTCAAAATGAGATGTGTGATGGGCTTGCAGGAGAAGACTATGATTTTGGCATAAGACTAGAAAAATCTAAATATACTATTTACTACAATAAAAAAATGTTTATAAATGAAAGTGACTGGCCTTTTGGTTCTGATAAAAATAGAAGATGCATACGTGCCGATCCTGCAATCAGTGAAGAACAGTATATGAATCGTTTAAAAGAATATAACCTCAAGGATATTTCTCCTGCAAGGAGAGATCTATCACATTTCATGTTATGCTATTGCTATTCAGGACCTATTCAAGTAAATCCAGAATTTTCTCTAGAAGCATACAATACTAGTATTTTACAAGGTAATACCGATGTCTTTTTAAAGCCAGTGACTGGGCAAATACATTTCTTTAGCAAGAAACCTATTTCAGATAGCGATTGTTTAGCCTAAATAAAATAATAAATAAGTTTTGGATTTACATACGAAGTAGCTCATAATCTATGAAATATAAGTTTAAAATAATATTAATTAATCTAATTATACTATGTGAGGTTTAAAAAGCCCAAGTTTTTCATCTGGGCATAAAAAAATATCACAACTAGAGTGATAAGGAAATTCATCAATAATATATTGACTACTACATATCTTACCACTTAAATCTATGAATATATAATTTATAGATTTAACAAAATCTATAAATTCTAATACAGAACTTCCCTTTACTATATTATAATAATAAGATAATTCTATATAAATAACGGGTCTATCTCTTTGTATTAAATTAACAGCACCTTTTAGCGCTTTATAATCATAACCATCTACATCTATTTTAATAAAGCCAACTGTATCATGTATATTACTAAATATATTATCAATGGTATCTAATTCAATATCAACGCGTGCATAACCCTCTACATCACACGCACCCGGTGAAATAGGAAGATTCATTTCATCAGGATCACCTATAACCCACGCATTTAACCATGTTACATTTTTTAGTATTGTTTTCTCATCAGAAACTCCTATTTCGTATATTATAACACGATTGTCGTTATTAAATTTTTCCCGAAGGATCTCACAGTTTTTATGTCCAGCCTCTATACAATAAACCTTTGTTGCACCAGAATATAACATAGAACTTGTTATTACACCATTATTTGCACCTACGTCAATACATACATTATTATTACATAATTCAAATATATTCCATTGTGAATTTATACATAATTTTGTCGCCATATACTACTATCGAATAATTTAAAAAGAATTATAAAGAATAACACCATAGATGCCAGAGTTTGATATAGTAATCCCAGTGGGGCCAAATGATTCCAGTGTAATCTGTGATCAATTGCACTATACAAAGAAAAATATACTTGGATACAGAAATATCTATCTGATTAGCAAGTCGCCTTTAGAAATAGACGGGTGTATAAGTATTTCCGAGTCATCATTTCCATTTACCATAAATACAGTTGCCAAATATCATGGCAAATCTAATCGTAATGGCTGGTATCTGCAGCAATTACTAAAACTTTATGCAACAAGTGTAATACCCGGAATACTTGAAACATATCTAGTCCTAGATAGTGACACCTTTTTCTTAAAACCCACTACATTTCTGGAAAATGGAAGTGAACGGCCCATGTATGCATATGGAAAAGAGTATCATGCGCCCTATTTCAATCACATGGTAAGATTAGATCCCTCCTTCAAGAAGATAAGTGAAAAATCCGGAATATGCCATCACATGATTTTCCAGAAGAAATACCTAGATGAGATATTTGCCCTAGTTGAATCTAAACACGGTCGTAAATTCTACGATGTCTTCTTAGCAGCTGTGGCTCAACGCGATTTTCCGCATTCAGGGGCTTCAGAATATGAACTCTATTTCAATTACATGCTGCAGCAGCATCCAAGTGAAATATGCATAAGACAACTCCAGTGGCAAAATGTGCCTAAGCTAACGAATACAGGACGCAATGACTATGAATCCGTGCATTGGTATATCAGAAGATGAGATAAAGCCTTAATTAGCCTCCAACTCTAAACCAGGCCACTCCCCCAACATCGCCTCCATGGCAGCCTGTCGCCGTTCCAGTGGTGTGCCTTTCAACTTCGCCGATCGCCGTTTCCACCACCACTCAAAACGCAGAGCCTCTCTCTTCGACTCGAATCCTTTAATATAACACACCCTATACCACCCCCCTGGCACTGTAGAAGTTGCTCGGGCCCCACCGGATAACTCACCATTATGCTGTTTCAAACGACGATCTACATCAACAGTAGCACCCACGTAAGTCCTCGAAGGGCCTTGCACGGTTGCCAGTAAATAAACGAACCATGGCTTTTCTTGGCTCTCTGGCTCATCTTCCATCATACTATATAGTTTTTCTTATTTAGACTAAGATAGAATGCAAGGTGGAGCAAGCGGAACAAGTGGATCAAGTGGATCAAACCGAGCATGGGGTTTAAGCACCATTGGCGGTGCCAATAGACAACAAATACAAGGCATTGCAAATGTGGGTAATTACAAGGCTCAAGAAGACTGGTGGTTTTTCATACCAGCCATCATTTTCATCGATACCTTCCTCATATTCCTCTGCCGTTTCTACCCTCAGACCTTCGGTAAACCTATTAATCAATGGTATGATGAATTCGGTTTAGCCGCTGTGCTATCAGATGTGACTATCATAGCTATTGGAATTGCCATTACCCGGTACATCTATACTGTCTTCTTCATGGAACAGGAAGGCTGGTCTATCTGGTATTTCATTGGACTCGCGATCCTAATTCAGCTAGTCCATGATATGGTATTTGCCTTTGGCGTTGTCGCTAAAATTCCCAAAGGGCATAATTCAATGATTGATGTCTTCAAGGCCTATGTGGAAGGTGGACCCATAATTCTCCTCTCTGATGCCCTAATGGTTGCAGGCTCAATTGGTATTGCAGCCGCTCTGAAGAACCAGGATTTCCATTATACCAGTAGCTTTACACTGGTAACCCTCTATGCACTCTCCTATATTCTATTTACCAATATTAAGCTATAAAGCTATAAGCTATAAAGCTATAAGCTATAAGCTATAAAGCTATAAGCTATAAGCTATAAAGCTAGTCGTTTATTTTGGTGTAAAATAGTAAATAAAACATATAGATGTCAGATACACAACGGGTCCTAGCATATTATTTTCCGCAATACCACAGTATTCCAGAAAATGATAAAATATTTGGAGAACATTTCAATGATTGGGATCTTTTTACGAAAGGTAAGCAAGGAGATATTTCTTCATGCAAGAAACCCCTGGACCTTCCTGATGGTCTAGGATTCTACGATCCAAGACTTACTGAAATTAGAAGGAGGCAGGGTGAATTAGCAAAGGAATATGGTGTCGATGGCTTTATTTATTATCACTATTGGCTAGAAAATGCGCCAGTAATGGATAAGGTATTATTAGAAGTATTAAACGATAATCAACCTGATATACCTTTTTGTCTGTGTTTTACCAACGAATCATGGAAACATAATTATAAACCTAATAATGGAAAATTCAAGTCATTTCACCCTGATGGTTCAACATTTAGACAATTATATGATAAACCTAAAGATCATGCTCTTTTTTTAAGTAAATTTTTCAATCATCCCAATTACATAAAAATAGATGGAAGACCTCTATTAATTGTATATATATTTGATTCAGAAGTTATGACATATCTAGAACAAATTTCAAATGAAATATACAACTATGGTATTTCTAAACTCTATACTGTTATATGCAGTAGTAAACGATGCCTAACGAATTTTAAAGAACCTCAAAATGGCTCATACAAGCCAGATGCTTATACTCCATTTATTGCACATTATAAACTAGCTTTAGAACCATGCCTACCTCCATTTATTTCAAGTCTGCCAAAGGTTTACAGTGGATTAATGGGCTGGAATTCCTTACCAAGACACCCAGGATTTAAAACAATTATAGACTATAAACCTCAAGATATTATTAAACACACGGTTGGTGATTTAATACTAATGAAATCTGACAAAACATCTCCACAAATGTATACTCTATTTGCTTGGAATGAATGGGCAGAAGGCGCTATTATTGAACCAAATACTAATTATGGGGATAGCTTAGGAAAGGCAATAAAAAAGGCTAGAGATATTGTTAAGGTTGCCGAAAATCTAACAATTGAATATGGTCTCAATGATGTCTTTATTGATGTAACGTCTCGTGCATTTAGTAAGTGCATTGAATACAAGGAGGGCAAATGGATACTACGCATCGAGACAAATGATTACTCTCGTGCTAATATATTAGGTGATCCATTACCTAGAATTTCTAAGGTAATACGTATAAGAATAAATGGGATTACAATTATATATCCACATGATAAAGAAGTTAAATTATATTTAGAATAATTATAGTAAATGCAAGCCTAAATACAATGCATCAACTACTATATAATGGATATAAATGTATTTTTATTATGTTATAATGAAGAAATTTTGTTGCCGCATACAATATCACATTATAAGAAATATTTACCCAGATGTAAAATTACGGTATACGATAATGAGTCTACAGATAAATCCGTAGATCTTGCAAGATCTCTAGGCTGCAATGTTATTTCCTGGTCATCTGATAATTGTATTGATGATTATAAATACAAGGACATAAAAAATAATTGTTGGAAATCAGTTGTATCTGGGTGGATTATTATGGCAGACATGGATGAATTTGTTTGCGTTACTGAAGAAGAATTACTAGAAGAATATAAGCGTGGAACAAGTATCTTAACTTTAGATGGATTAAATATGATAGGAGAAAGTAAGACGATTTTTCTAAATGATATTAATTTACAAGATATATATAAATATAAGAACAATATTTGGGAATACAAACACATATGTTTCTTACGTGACAAAATAGTAGATATGAATTATTCACTAGGCTGTCATACGTGCAACCCTTTTGGAGAAATAGCCTATAGTTCTCATATTTACTTAAATAAACATATGGAATATCTGGGACTCGAATTTTTAAAAAATAAAATAGTAAAGCGTTACGAGCGATCTGAAAAGATGAGAAAAAAGGGGATTGCACTACATTATACCAATGATTTAAATAATATAACAGATACGTATAATAATTCATTGAATACCTGTAATATTCTTTTTTCCACATACAGTGAAGAAAAAAGAAGAATTATAAACGAAACAATGGGAAAACTACATATTGAATATGGATATGGAAATACGTTTAAGGATATAACAGATATAGTATTAATGAAATTTATTGAATATATTAACAACAAATGGGCTATATATATAATTGCTAATGATCATAAACGCGCGTCTTTTTTTGGCGATCCATTACCCAGAATTCTCAAAACAATACGAGTGAAGATAAATGGAATTACTATAGTGTATGAGTGGAAAGATGAGGTTATCTTATTCTTAGAATAATTTAGACATTCGTCTTAATTACGACACACATAAGCTGCTGCGCAGCCAGATCCTTCCACTCAATCTTAAATGTCAGAGAACCAGATAAACTGCCATCAAAGGGAACTGATGACACTGTATTTAGAATTCCTGGCTGAATAGGACACCCTGCTGGGGCCACCATGCACAAGTTGTCCGTGGTAGGTGATAGAGGAATGAAATTATAAGTGACCGTGTAAGTCGCCGTGCCTCCCTCGACCACACTGGGCACATTCATCGACAAAAAGAGCGTTGAATTCTGACCCTTCACTGGGGGGTCAGGTAGAAAATTCATAGAAGTTATCTTGAATAATGCTGTCGCCTTAGAGCAATCTGAAATAGTGGCGCCAGCATAAGTAAGGTAAGTGAGTAGTAGAAATGCACGTAACATCTACTTATATAAAGGGTGCCTGGTTTAGGTTAGTGTTTTATATAGTTGTGTAAATGCTTCAAGAAATTCTTTGTTCTTTCCAATATGAATACATCCATCTGATAAACTATAGTTTAAGGTTCCATCTTCTCTCTTGTAAAAGTCAAACGGGTTCAAGAAATGATAGCCATTTTCCTTACAAGCGACCTCCAACATACTATTTATAGTGTTAGTATAAATAACTCTATCAGAATTCGTGCCTACAAAGGGTAGAGGATCCGCATGTATATGTTCATGGTCCTTAGGATCAACGGGTGGTGGCACAGCTACCACAATAATCGCCTTGTATTGTGTGATATTTTTCTTAATTGCCTTCATATAAGCTTCCACTAATTCCTTAGACACTTGCATATGATCACGTCCATAACCCACTTGCTTTCCAATATGCGCACGAACATCAACTTCTCCATAAGTTAAACAAAAGATTCGCTCTGGATCATTGTGGTCCTCATTGAAATTAATAATTTGCTGATCACGTCCAACTCTAAACATGGTCTTTGCAAATACAAATAGATTTCGATGTTCAGCCTCAAGGCCCTTGAATAAGAGAAGTGCATGGCTATCACCATACAAGGTTAAGTTACTTGGCACTTCTGAACCACAGGTGAAATTAAAGTCATTTGGATTAATACGAATTGATATATAGTTAGTGAGGGTATCATCAAATTTCAAGATATGCCTGTGATTCTGCCATTCTACTAAAAACCAGGTTGGATTAAGAACTAGAACAAAGCCCTTTGCCCAAGTTGTCTCAACTACTAAATTCCAGGCTTCATCAATGATGAATTTAATGAATCCTGATCCTGAATTCCATGAATATTTCTTTCCAACAATGTTTGGAGGTATATAAGAATTATAAGGGGTTGAAATAATCTTAGTTAAGAAATTGCACATACGATAAAACTTATGGCCAAAATTTCCAATTGGGAAAGAGAAATGACAAATGACCGAGGTGGAGTAATTGTCTACTGTGTCATTTCCTTCAAATAAAGAAACCAGGGGATTCAAAAGTGTTGAATTATAGAGAGAATCTTTGATGGCATGATAGTTGATAAATGGTTGATCCATGCAATAGGGCACCTGTTTTCCCTCATCCGTGAATTGTTTTATGTGATTTTTGATTCTTCCAAAAAGATTTTTCATATTTTCTGAATTGAAAAAAAGGAGAGTCCCAGAATTTATCCCCGCGAGATTTCGGTCGATGGTTCCAAAATCAAAAAATTGTGAACCGAAATTCTGAGATCCAATATTTCCAGAACTAATTCCATGCAAGAGGTCTTCTATGGGCAAAGCGAACACTTGACCCAGATCTCCCTTGAGTATAATGTCTGTATCTAAATAAAGTATTTTCTCATATTCAGAAAGTTTAGGATAATCAAAAATAAAAAGGCGAGCACAGGCGGCCTGGAAGATTGTCTTAAAATCCAGGCAAAATATTTGTAATTCTAATTTCAAGGTCTCAGCCAACTTTTTCACTTCTGGCTCAAACTCGGGGCTTGTCATTACCAGGAAATCAATAGTCTCAGTGGAATATAGTTTCATAGATTTCAAGAGAAGATCCAGAAGTTTAAAATAATCCTTATTATAGAATACGCAAGAATAAATCAAATTTCTTCCTTGCATAGTCACAACTATTACTTCTGACATTTTATTGTGTAAAAGATATACGCAAATAAGAAAATAAGCCGGAAATTACTTAGGTTCTTGAATTCTTATATGTGTCTATAGATGCGATTATTTCCACAACATACAGTTTCTTCTATAGGAAATTCCTTGCATTCTAGAGTTCTATTAAATTCTCCAATTCTCTTTTTATATACGGACTCAATCATTCCATATGGATATGTTAAATACTCTGGCTCTATAGTTAAACTAAATAGATCTCTTGAATGTTTCAACTGACAACCAATCATTTCGCATCTAGAATTGCTGCCATGACCATTTTGCACTATAGCATCATATAAACCAAGATTAAATGTATTAGTATATCCTTGAAATCCAGGAATATAATATCTTCCTGTTACCTTTATTACAAAATCGGAATTTGCTAGCCTTGAATTATTTAATGCATAGTTAATTGAGAATAATTCATGTAGCCCCTTATCCCTTGATCCCAGTATAAATTCAGGCGCCTCATTCATACTAAAAGAAAGTATCTCAAATCTCCCACGATATTTTTTCACTTCCTCAGATAATTCTTCAAATGCATATCCACTATTTTCTACTAGCACAATATTATACTTGGTATTCTCTAACCACGATCTAACCGACTTAATATATTGGTTTACTCGTTCAGATGATTCTGTTAGGAAATAGGAATCCTTGGTATTAACATTTACCGTTGAAGTTAGAATAATAGATATCTTATTATTTATAAGCGTGCCCTTAACAAAATCAAGATCTCCTAGACGAACAGAGATGAATTCTACGTAGTTACTAGTAAATCGCAGAAAATGTGTAATTCCTGCCCACGTTGCGTGCAAGGAATGTGAGTCAACCCATTCATAGGAACCCAGACCCCATTTAGTTACTAAGAGACTATTAGCATCAAAGCGAATCCAGCCATGCTGGTCCCATGCATAGGTTTTACCTAGAAGTATTGGTCCATTTTTGTTTTTAGATTCAACATAAATACTTGCATAATTCTTCAAGATATGAGTTAAATGTGGCTTCATACGACCCATCTTGTGTTTAGCATTTCCAATTGGCCAGACAAAATGACAAATGACAATCTGAGTAGGCGCAGATGGCGGTGGGGGCGGGTCAATGCAGTAAATGAGTCCGTATTTCTCCATTAGGCGATTATCGTATTTGTCGGCCTTGATAAAATGATAATTAATAAAGGCCTGATCTTCGCAACTTGGCATTGGCTTACCTGTGGCCCTGAGTTCATCTATGTGGGCAATTGTTTCAGTGAAAATCGCCTTCATGGTCTCAGTCGCCTTGAATAGTAAGATGCCACTATTAAGCCCTACTGTATTCTTGTCTATGACTGAGAAATCAAACCAGTGGCCCCCGTGAATTTCGTGCTCAATGGTTCCCTCCTTCATGGCATATAGCTTATCTTCCAGCTGCTCGCTAAATACATTCATGAGATTTCCTTGCACTATAATATCTGTATCTAGATAGAGAATTTTCTCATAAGACATGATGTGATCATGCTCGAAGATATATAGGCGTGCAAAGGCTGCACCCTTGAGTCTAGCCGTATCTAGGAACATAAGATTCAAGGGGATGCCTACATCATCCGAAATCTGTTGAATATCTGCAGCAAAATCGCGGCTTGTCATAATGAGAAAATCAACGGAGTCTAGCGCTGCTGGCGAAAACAGTTTCACTGAAATTAGTAGGGCCTTGAGAAGCTCAAGATAATCCTTGTTGAAAAATACACCCAGATAGACTAAATTCTTATGGGCCCCTTGATGTTTTAATGGCTCTGAAGAACCTAACGCTTCTAAAGACCCCAAGGGTGCAATGCTTGGGATCACAGATAAAAGAGACAAATCTGGAATAGAATCTCTGAAAATACACTGGTCCCTAGAAAAAGGGTGGCCCTTATCTGTATAAAGTCTATTTGTGCTGCCCTTGGTGAAAATATCGAGAGATGCTCCTACATCCATATATAGATTGGCCGGCTCCAGCTTCATGCACATAGGAATCCAGATCTTAGAAAGTGGTCCTGCTGAGAAACAAATGAGCTGTCCCTTCTTTCCCTTGATAAATCGTAGTAGGCGTGCAGTCTCCTCTTCACCCACTGTATCCCAGCGATCAACTAGCTGCGCATCAATAGTATAGAGCTCCTTAATTGGTAGCTGAGTTTGATTCTGGCCAGATGTAATCAGATAAAACCCTGGCTTATACCCCTTCATGAAATCTGAGAATCTCTGCCAATTAGAGTTCCCAAGTATATTTGCATATGTTCTTTGGGCCAAGGGAACATTATATGTGTCCAGGAAATCATTGTAGATTTGATCTGTGCAATTCCACGGCTTATTGCAGGTATTACAAGGGATTCCAATGTAGAGATTTGGGTCTACAGTCTTGATAGCCTCTGCAAGTTGTTCCCTTAGCCTTCCCCCCTGCTTGAAGGTCCATGCATCGAGGTTCGTTAGTGTTTCATTCTTCAGAATCGTATATTCGCCGTCTGAAGGTCTAATGAGGCCAAAGGGTGTTCCTGAATTAATTTTCTTGAGAATTTGTTCCAAATGCTGGGCCATTGTGCCTTGTAGAGGAAGATTATTTTCTAGAAGTGTTATTTCTACGGTTGTCTCTGAGCCTTTGGCATCTGAGCCTTTGGCATCTGAGCCTTTGGCATCTGAGCCTTTGGCATCTGAGCCTTTTGCCTCAGAAGGCTTAAATTGGCCCACTTGATTCAGCGAATACGCATTATCACCCTCCTTCTCCCACGATTGTTTTCCAATATGCAAACTTAAGATAGAATCAAAGAACGCTGTCAGATATCCTTTGGCATGGTATTTATCCGCATAATCACGCTCAAAGAATTGGTTCGGCGACGTGTAATCCCCCAGCTCCAGAATCTTACTAGCTCTACACACGGATGGCTGCAGGGAATAATGGGGCCAATAGGCACAATTAGGTCCCTCTACCCCTTCCCTCATTATATGCAAGCAAAGCCCCTCCTCTCTTGGACCAAGAGGAGCCACATTTACACGCTGCATATCAGACATCATTAGACCATATTCGCGATTAAATACCAGCTGGTGAATCTCTTGGCTCTCGTATTTCTCTAGTGCTGCAATTGCCCTAGTCACATAATTCTCCTGCTTGAAGAAAAGCCAGTCATCCTCCATGTGAATCAGATACTGAGGCTTCAGCTCAGCCACCTTATTCCAAATCACATTCATACTCTCCCTGTGTCCCTTTTCCGTGGGAGACTTCATGTGATAATTGAAGAAGGGATACTGGGTCTGCATTTTCAGGCGATCCTCCTTGGACGAATTGTCGTCAACGCAGAAAAAGTAATCTATCTTGTCAATATCTAACCAATTCTTCAGAATAGAATTGATAGTCTGCTCAAAGAGATTGAACCGCTTACACGTGGTAATAGTGAACATAACACGTGGCTTAGGAGCGCCATTATTCCGCTTAGGCATTAAAGCATAGTATGATGGCACCGGTGCTACAAGCAGCGGCCTGTAATGCGTTATAATAGAATCTACAATGGTATTATTATTCTGATTCAGCGCGACGCCACGCCGCTTCAAGGCGTCAATATATTTCAGCATACTTTCCAGAAAGTCTAAATTCTTCGGCATCTCAGGAATCGCAAACTTGATATTATGAAACAGATTATGAATCCACCATTCTCCAGAATGCAAGTAACTCTGTCTGAATATCATCTCCAACATCTTAACACACGTATCTAGTTTGCCCACACGCTGAGAAACAATTACCATGTAATACGGTAAATAGAAATCGTATTCCTCCTTCTTGGTAAATAAGTAATCTGCAACATTCTCCTTGATAAACTGGTTCTCATAATGATTCGCTATCATAGTATAATACGCATATGCAGCCTCCACCGGTCCATTAATACAGTAGTATTTAATCAGACGATAGATACCTTCTATACGCCGTGTATCATACTTGAACGATTCTAGTAAATAAAAGAGGCCCTCCTTGTTTCTATGTAGTTTGTCATACTGGTCATAGATTTCAATACAGGCCACATATTTCTCCTGGACCCAATTATCTATATCAAGAACCTTCTTATAATATTCAATTGCCTTCTCATGATGATTGCAACTATTGTAACTCTGGGCAGTGTAGAAACAATAGCGATTGTAAATTGGATCCTTCTTCTCAAATGCCTCCTTGAATGCCTTTTCTAAGACAAGACCATCCTTGAGATATTTATTTGGATCCTTGCTTCTATCACCGCGGCGACCAGAAATGAAATAATAATTTCCTAGAACATCAAAGGGGGGAGAAACTGGCTCAAGGGCTGCAGGATATTCATGGATCACGCCAACATAGTGCCAGCGCTTCTTATTATTGAATAGCTGGCACCTGGAATAACGAACACCCATTTCATTCCCAAAGATAAATTTGTAGTGATCCTGATCAAGGACGGCAGGTAACTTAAAATCTCCCCAGATTTCATCGTCTGCATCCCAGACAAAGGCGTAGTCTGTTTTCTCAAAGGCCCTCTTAAACGCCACAGTGCGATTAAAGGCGAAATCTTGCCAAGGTGTCTCATCAAGCTCACCTGGAATTCCCTTTTCTGCAAAATAGTCCTTAATAAGTTTCTGTGTTCCATCGGTTGAGCCATTATCATTGATTACCCAGTAGTCGAATGTAATATATTTTGAAAGGTGTCTAAAACACTCAATAATGAGATGTGCCTCATTCTTGACTATCATCGTAAGACAAATCGTCTTTTTCGCCATCACTATACTGTTGAGCCAGCGTAACTTTAGATGTCTCATTTTACGTAGAATCCACTGGATTATTCTAACCGTGTCAAAATTGGCGCTGTGGAAACTGACTCAATAAGTGAATCGGGTAATGTTCTAATTGATCTACGAATCCAGGCCGGAATTATTGTCAGATACTCTGGTTCAATCATAAAGGCTTGCTTATGCATTACTGCAATAAAGGTCCATTCGCCATTAAAACTCGGAACAAAGGCCGTATAAATATAATACTTGAACTCTCGACTATTAGAGCAAATCTGCCGAATAAGATCTACAACCTCCTGGAGTTTACCAGTATTCCAAGGTAAATAGAGACCAGCATTCATCACAAACCCCCCTTTGGAATCTTTTACAGACTTTATAACATTTGTCAAAAGTTCTAGCCAACGCTCTTTCTTAAAATCTGGATCGGTTAAATCTATAATTACACCATCGTATTTATTACCCTTTGCCATATGAGCCCATGCGCAGTCATAATCTATCTCAAGACGTATATCCTTCCACACACCCTGTGACCATTGTTTACCATGAAGCTGCATGTGCTCCACCAATTCCTGGTCATAATCTACCATTTCAACCGAATAGACAGGCCACCGAAGAACTTCACGTGCAGTGGCACCCTCGCCGCCGCCGAGAATAAGGATTTTCTCTTTTTTCTTAAGGCTATAAAGCAAGGGGTGCACGAGGGCGTTATGATAAATAACTTCATCCATTGTTGTGCTCTGAAGACACCCGTCTAGGAAAAGCATTTTCCCCCATTTTGGTGTCTCTATTAGGTCAATCTCTTGCTTCATGGTATGTAAATGCGTAGATGGCTTATCATAATATATATATGTTCGTTCAACTCCTTGCTCAGCATCTTTTTCTATAAATTCACTGACTGATTTTACATTTGTTAGCTTAGGCATACTATACTATAATATAGTGAGTTTTAGACCATACCAATAACTTTATTTATTGCTATGATTCAAAGTAAGGCTAAAAATTGATGCAATTTCCCGGCTTAGAAAAGAACACACATAACCTCAGAGATGCCGTCCTCTTCTGAAATTGAACCTATCCTGGGTATCCAGTTCAGTATTTTCTCGCCCGATGAGATTGAGAAACGGTCTGTAGTTGAAATCACTTCCAATAATACCTATGAGGGAAATGAGCCCAAGATTGGTGGTCTCTTTGATCCTCGCATGGGTGTCTTGGAGAATGGCAAGCAGTGCCGTTCCTGCGGCCAATCCAACAATAATTGCCCTGGTCATTTTGGTCACTATAGACTCGGTCGCCCAGTCTACTATATCCAGTTCCTCCCTATGATTCTGAATGTCCTAAGTTGCGTATGCGTAAGTTGCTCTAAGCTCCTCGTCGACAAGGAAATGCGCACTTCTATCAAGCTGAAGAAGGGTGAGGGTCGTTGGAAGGAGCTCATGGAGGCATCGAGCAATATTTCCCGTTGCGGCCAGGAGACCGAGGATGGCTGTGGGTCCAGGCAGCCTGATCGCTACAAGCGCGAGGGCATTGCACGCATCGTGGCCGAATGGGAAGGCGTGAATACTGCAGATAAGGCAAGTGGAACTGATGTGAAACATGAGCCAATGAAGCAGGCACTTGAGGTGGAGTATGTGCAGCGACTCTTTCGCCGCATTACCGACGAGGATGTGGCCTTCATGGGATTCAACCCTCGTTGGTGCCGCCCTGATTGGATGATTTGCTCTGTGCTCGCAATTCCTCCTCCTCAGGTGCGTCCTTCTGTCGTGCAGGAGAATAATCAGCGCTCAGAGGACGACTTGACTCACAAGCTGTTTGAGATCATCAAGACAAATAAGATGCTTCTGGCCAAGATGGATACCGAGGGATCCAAGGCTAACAAGGGCTACATTGATGAGCTGACTAACGTGCTTCAGTATCACATTGCCACCCTAGTGGATAACCAGATTCCTGGTGTTGCGCCATCTGCCCAGCGCGGCGGTCGTCCACTAAAGTCCATCCAGCAGCGCCTGGGGTCAAAGGAGGGCCGTATTCGCTATAACTTGCAGGGTAAGCGCGTGGAATTCTCGGCGCGCTCAGTTATCACCCCTGATCCCAATATCTCTATTGCAGAGCTGGGTGTCCCCATCAAGATTGCTATGAATCTGACTGTGCCTGAGCGCGTCACTGACTACAATCGCGACAAGCTCTACAAGCTAGTTCAGAATGGCACAACGACCTATCCTGGTGCCAAGACTCTGGTGCGCGCTGATGGCCGCATGATTTCCCTCGCCCACGTGAACACTAAGGAGATTGTTCTCTATAGTGGTGATCTTGTGAATAGGCATCTGATGGACGGCGACATGGTTCTCTTCAACAGACAGCCTACGCTACACAGAATGTCGATGATGGGTCACCGTGTTCGTGTGCTCCCATACAATACCTTTCGTCTGAATGTATCTGCAGTGGCACCCTACAATGCAGATTTTGATGGTGATGAGATGAATGCCCATATTCCCCAGAGCTCTGAGGCAATCCAGGAGCTACAGGACATTGCTGCAGTCCCATACCAGATGATTTCACCCAGGCACCAGAAGCCAGTGATCAAGGTGGTTCAGGATGCACTGCTAGGATCCTATCGTATTACGAAGCAGGGAGATACATTCACCCGCCGTGAATACATGAACCTGATGATGTGGAACAAGCGGTTTGATGGAAATCTACCTGAGCCACAGATTGTGGGGGGTGCCGCCCGTTGGTCAGGCCAGCAGGTGCTCGGTAACCTACTACCCCCCATTAACGCTGACCTCAAGAACAAGTTCTTCGACGAGGACTCTAATCCCAATAACTCGGTGAAGATCCGTGATGGAATGATTCAGGGTGCCGGCATCGTTGATGACGATATCTTGAACAAGACTGGTGTGGGCGTGGTTCACACGACATTCAATGACTTTGGTGCCCAGGCAGCAGTGAATCTCATTGACTCTGTGCAGAGCACTATCGAGGCATATCTAATCATGAGCGGTTTCAGCATTGGTCTCTCTGATCTAGTGGCCGATGACGAGACCCTATCTCGCATGAATGACATTGTTCAGGCACGTAAGAAGGAGATTGATGAGATTGTTCTCCAGGTGCACATGGACGTCTTTGATAATAATACGGGTCGCTCTAACCAGGATGAGTTCGAGGGCCAGGTATTCGGTAAGCTGAATAAGGCCATTGAGGAGCTGGGTAAGCTGGGTCAGAAGGCTCTTGCCCAGGAGAATCGTCTCATCAGCATGTTGAAGGCCGGTTCAAAGGGCTCAACAATTAACGTTTCGCAGATGGTGGCTTGCGTTGGTCAGCAGAATATTGAGGGTCGTCGTATTCCCTTTGGCTTCACTGACAGAACTTTGCCTCACTACAAGAAGTTCGATGACGGTGCAGAGGCCCGTGGCTTCGTGGAGAATAGCTTCGTGAAGGGCTTGACGCCACAGGAGTTCTTCTTTCACGCCATGTCAGGTCGTGAGGGTCTAATCGACACGGCAGTGAAGACGGCAGAGACGGGTTACATTCAGAGACAGATGGTGAAGGCCATGGAGGATCTGGTAACCCAGCATGATGGAACCGTGCGCGATGCTCGTGGTGGAATTGTCCAATTCCACTATGGCGAGGATGGAATCAGCTGCACAAAGGTGGAAGTTCTTGGCCTCCCTATTCATTCTATGAGTGACGAGGAGATCAGAAAGCTGGTTGGTCTCCAGGGAATCAAGTGGGAGGATGTTCTCACCGATGATGCTGGGCGCTCTGAGAATGCGGAGATGATTAATGGGCTGGTGGACCAGGTAATTGCAGACCGCAATATGCTGGTGAATGGTGTCTTCCGCAATGGTCGCTCCAAGAGTCTAATGGGGCCCATGAACCTGGATCGCATGATCATGAACTTGAAGATTAAGTTTGCAATCCAGGCAACTGCTAAGACTGATCTGACGCCCGAATATGTAATTGAGCGCCTGAAGGACCTTCAGGCACGCACCCTACCCTTTCACAAGATGTGGGGAGCGATGCTTCGTTTCTACCTTGGACCTCACAGCTCAATTGTAAAGCACCGCCTAACCAAGATCGCCTTCAATGCACTAGTTGAGCAGATTCTTCTGAAGAACTGGTCTTCCTGGGCCCAGCCTGGAGAGCAGGTAGGTATCATTGCAGCTCAGAGCATTGGTGAGCCTGCTACGCAGATGACTCTGAATACGTTCCACTTGGCAGGTGTAGCAGCCAAGTCAGGTATGACTCGTGGTGTTCCTCGTCTCAAGGAGGTATTCAAGGTAACTAAGGCACCCAAGGCGACCTCGCTGAATATTGCTCTAAAGCCAGAGTTCCGTGAGGATAAGGAGAAGGCTCGTGAGGTCATTCAGGACCTGGAGCTCACTATGCTCCGTGACATTGTTACGACGGTGGGTCTATACTATGATCCGAAGGATGATGAGACAGTGGTAGCTGAGGACAGGAGCTTGATTGCCTTCTACAAGATGTTTGAGCAGAGAGAGCTTGGAGCAATGCTTTCTGCATTTGGTGGAGTTGGAGGGGCTGGGTCTACTGCAGCAGCTACTAGCGGAGCTACTAGCGGAGCTACTGGCGCAGCTACTAGCGCAGCTACTGAAACTACTGAGGCGGCAGAGCCATTCAGTAAGTGGATGTTGCGCATGGAGTTCAACAAGGAGGCGATGTTTAACCGCAATATTACCATGGATGATGTAGCCTTTGTGCTGAATGAGAAGTTCAACAACACCATTGGTATGATCTACACGGACTTCAATTCCCAGAAGCTCATTATGCGTATTCGCCTAGATCGCGGAATTGATACGGATACCGACGACTACACGAATTTCAAGAAGTTCCAGGCGCGTCTACTGATGACGGTTGCAATTCGCGGTGTCCCTGGCATCAAGGCTGCTTCCTTCAGCAAGTCAGAGAATCGCGTTGAGCTTGTGGAGGGTAAGCCTACCAAGGTGTCTGAATATCTCATTGATACAGATGGCAGCAACTTCATTGAGGTGATGAATCACCCCGCAGTGGACCCTACACGACTCTACACCACTAATGTCCACGATGTGATGGATGTTCTAGGTATTGAGGCGGGTCGTAATATCCTGCTGACGGAGATTGAGTCACTGTTTGCAGATGCAGGTGTGAACTACCGGCACCTAGGCCTACTCATTGATAGCATGACTCGTAATGGCCGACTGATGTCAGTTGACCGTTATGGTATCAATAAGAATAATATTGGCCCTCTGGCCAAGGCCTCCTTTGAGGAGACCGAAAAAATCTTGCTCCGCGCTGCCTTGTTTGGAGAGATGGATCCTGTGACTGGTGTCAGCGCCAAGATCATGACGGGCCAGACAATGAATGGCGGCACCACATTCTCACAGCTGCTTCTGGATGAGGCAGCACTGCTGAGGCTACAGAAGGGTCTGCCCCCTGTCGCTGATCTGGATGAGGAGGATGTGGAGGACCTGGATGATGATGACATTGCTGAGGAGCTAGCGAACATGGGTGATGAGCGCTGCAATGCGGTGCGCCTGCGCATGAATGCAGTGATGCCTGATGCGGATGTGGATTTGGAGGAGCCTGATGTGGTATTCAATGTTCTAGAATAAAGTAGGACCTAAAATAACCAGGTGTAGTATAAGTATACGAGATGATCTCTCTTTTTTTAACACTCCTTGCTTTCTCAAATGATGCAAATGCGTATAATGTTAGTTACGCTAAGACTGTAAACAGTCTAGTCTCCAGCCCCTATCCTACCTTTCAGCAGTGGCAGGCTATCTATTCAAAGTTCTATCTCTCAGCAACCGAGCGTGACTACCGTGAGTCCATGTATGACCGTAATGTAAGAAAGATTGCTAGACACAACTCCAAGACAAATACCTGGACTATGGCGGTAAATCAGTTCGCCGATATGCCTAAGCGCGAGTTTGTGGCCAAGTATCTAAGCGGCGCTAGCGCAGGAGGTTACAATAACGCAACTCACATGCGTATTAAGAACTATAATTGGACTCTTCTTAATGGTAATTACTCTGCCCTACCTGCATCAGTGGATTGGTCAAGCAAGGGTGCAGTGACTCCCGTAAAGGATCAGGGCCAGTGTGGCTCCTGCTGGTCCTTCTCAGCCACTGGTGCTCTAGAGGGTGCCTGGTTCGTAAAGCACAAGGCTCTAACGAACCTTTCTGAGCAGCAGCTGGTGGATTGCTCAACGGCCCAGGGGAACCAGGGGTGCAATGGTGGACTGATGGATTATGCCTTCCAGTATGCGATGGCGAATGGTCTGACCACGGAGGCTGCATATCCTTATACGGCAACTGGCCCTAATACCTGCGAGGCCAAGGGTCTTCCTGTGGCTGTAAAGGCGACTGGTTTCACGGATGTGCCTACGAATTCTCAGCTGGCTCTGATGACTGCAGTAGTGCAGCAGCCTGTCGCAGTAGCCATTGAGGCTGATGAGAATGCATTTCAGTTCTATTCATCTGGTGTTCTAACGAAGCCCTGTGGAACTAATCTGGATCACGGGGTTCTCCTGGTGGGCTATGGCACAGAGGGTGGCCTAGATTACTATAAGGTGAAGAACTCCTGGGGCACTACTTGGGGTCAGGAAGGCTATGTCCTTCTGGGTCGTGGTGCGACTTACAATGGTAACCAGGGACAGTGTGGAATCCAGATGGACCCTTCTTATCCTCAAGTATAAAAAGAGCGTATAGTAAAAATTTATACCATTAGATTTCTCTATAGAATATAGAAATCCAATGTCCTATCTCACTTACAAGCGGTATGAAGCGAACTTGCAAGAACGTTTTGGCACTATTCCAATAAGCATTGAATTAATTGGTCCTGTAGATATGTATTATACAGATGGTGATGCATCTCGCTCAATATTTAAGGTAATAATTGACCAGATTAAGACAGTATACATGCCACAACTAAAAAATGTGGTTTCTGACGAACACACGATTATATTAACGGAGTGGATGACTTATGTTAGAGAGAAAGAAAATCAAGGGCTACACCCTGTAAAGCAGGGCTACACCCTGTAAAGCAGGGCTACACCCTGTAAAGCAGGGCTACACCCTGTAAAGCAGGGCTACACCCTGTAAAGCAGGGCTACACCCTGTAAAGCAGGGCTA